AGGGCTGGGCACATCGGTGGATTCGTACCAGCTTTATAGGTAAGGTCGATAATGTAAACGTCTCTAGCGCCTTTAGGGAAGGTTGGGAGCCTGTCAAAGTAGAAGACTACCCAGAACTTCATGTCCGTTCAGATCGTAATTCCGAATTTACGGGGAATATCGAGATTGGTGGGCTGCTCCTGTGCAAGAGACCAGAAGAAGTGTCCATCCAACGTGCTGCACACTACGCGAATAAATCCGCAGAACAGATGCTTGCTGTGGATAGTCACTTAATGAAGCAGAACGATCCTCGTATGCCGCTTTTTAAAGAAAGTCGGACATCGGTGACGTTTGGCAGCGGCAAAAAATAACGTAACATTTAAACAACTTTTAGGAGTTTTACATGGCTTATCCTACTGTTTCAGCCGCTTACGGGTTTCGTCCCGTAAATCTGCTAGGGGGGCAAGTTTACGCTGGCTCCACGCGGCAGATGGCTATTGCGTCTGGTCACGCTACCAATATTTTCTTTGGAGATTGCGTGATCATGTCCACCAATGGCTGCATTAACAACAACACCGTTACCAATACTGGAACGGCAATTGTTGGTATTTTCATGGGTTGCAGCTACATCAATTCGTCTGGGCAGCGCGTATACGGGCAATACTATCCGGCTACGATTACCCAAACTGTTGATAGCGCAAACGGCACTATTGCCTACATTGCTGACGATCCTGATCTGGTGATGAAAGTGGCAATTCAATCCGCCGCTGATGCCGCTCCGTCTGCTAGTCAGGCGAACCGTGCTGCCCTAGTGGGTGGGAACGTCGATATCGTCTACCAAACAGTCACAGGCAGCACGACTACTGGCGATGGTACGCAAGGCGTTAAAAATGCTGGTGTGGCCTCCGCTACGCTTCCTGTAAAAATCATCGACGTTGTTCCCGATACCGCGCCAGCTACTGGTTCGTTCGTGGAAGTTTTGGTTTCTTGGAACCAATTCGCCCATCTGTATCGCAACACAACTGCGTTAGCGTAAAGGGATAAATCATGGCTATTTCACGCGCACAGCTACTTAAAGAACTCCTTCCGGGGCTGAATGCCCTGTTTGGTCTTGAGTACAAGAAGTATGGCGAAGAACACAAAGAGATTTTTGAAACAGAAACCTCTGAGCGTTCTTTTGAAGAAGAAACGAAACTGTCGGGCTTTTCGGCTGCTCCGGTGAAAAACGAAGGCAGCGCGATTTCCTACGACAATGCACAGGAAGCTTGGACGGCTCGTTACCAACACGAAACCATTGCTCTGGGTTTCTCAATCACTGAAGAAGCGATTGAAGATAACCTGTATGACAGCCTTTCGGCTCGTTATACCAAGGGTCTGGCTCGTGCTATGGCTTACACCAAGCAAGTTAAGGCTGCTGCAATCCTTAACAACGCTTTTGCTGGTGGCCCGACTTACGGTGACGGTGTGGTTCTGTGTTCGGCTTCGCATCCGCTGGTTTCTGGCGGCACGAACAGCAACATCCTTGCTTCTGCTGACTTGAATGAAACCTCGCTTGAGGCGGCTGTCATTCAGATTGCTGGTTGGACGGATGAGCGCGGTCTGCTTATTGCTGCGAAACCGGTCAAGCTGGTAATCCCACCGGCGTTGATGTTTGTTGCTACGCGTCTTCTGGAAACGGAACTGCGTGTTAGCACGAATAACAACGACATCAATGCACTCAAGAGCAATGGTTCGATTCCGGGTGGGTATTGCGTCAATCACTTCCTGACCGACACCAATGGTTGGTTCTTGACCACGGATGTGCCGAATGGCCTGAAGCACTTTGTCCGCACCCCGCTTGCTACGGGTATGGATGGAGACTTTGACACCGGTAACGTGCGTTACAAGAGCCGCGAACGGTATTCGTTCGGTGTTTCTGACCCGCTAGGCATCTTTGGTTCAGCCGGTTCGTAATGTAGTATGATTCAAGGGTGGATGGCAGAATGAAGAACTAGCCATTAAAAGACGGCTTAAAGCGTCCACCTGCTTTACTTATCTGGGAATTTTCACCCGTACAGACTGCCCCAGCAGACTTTGTAGAGACGGTACGGGAATGTGCTACAACACAAAGGATTCATCATGGCGATTTCGACTTTCGACGGCCCAGTCCGTTCACTTGCAGGTATGTACAATCAAGGCCCGAGTAACGTAGTTACTCTTGGCGCTACTGTAACGCTTTCTGTTGCAACGCACGGTGGCCTCACCCTGTTGGTTCCTGCGACTTGCGCTATTACACTGCCGACCATAGTTGCTACGGCAAATGCGAATGGTACTGGCCCCGGTAATGACCCCAACACTCTTAACAACCTTGGCGTTGAATTTAGGTTGTTCTTCAATGTAATTTCGGCTGGTGCTACGGCTCAGACCGTAACTTGCGGTGGTTCAGACAAATACGTTGGTAGTTTAGGTGTTGTGTCTACCGTCTCTAACTCCTTTGCTTCAGTTACTGGGACAATCATCACTCTTAATGCCACGACTACGGGCGGCGCAGCACGGGGTAGCTTCATTAGCTTGGTTCCGCTGGCTGCTAACCTCTGGTCTGTCAACGGCACTTTGATTGGTTCCGGTACTGCTGCTACGCCATTCAGCTAATCTTCTGGGGGCTTCGGCCCCTTGTTTGACTTACAAGGAGATTAACTATGCAAACAGACGTACTATCAGCGCACCTTAATAGCACCGGTTTTGCGGTTCTTGGGCGATACAGGCTGAAAAGTTTTAGTTTTACAGCGTCCGCAACGGCTGGCACCATAAATTTATACGACACGACCACGGCTCCCGTTGCTGCAACTACGGGGTATGCTCGTTCAACCACCGTTATTACGGTTACTAGCACTGCACACGGGTTAAAGGTTGGGCAACAGGTCGGTATTACGTTCGCTGTCGCTTCTGGCGTTTCTGCTACTAACGGCAACTACAAAGTTGCTACAGTTGCGGACGCCAACACTTTTACGCTGACCGATATCAACTCAGGTACCATTGCCGCCAGCACAGCTTGCACATTCACGACAGGCCGTTGGATGACCTCTATTGATACGGCTGCGCTTACTACCTCTGGCGTACCGCAAAACCAAAACGTATTGCTTCCGGGAGAAGGTATTGTTGCCTATACCGGAATTTACGTATTGATGACAAATCAAACTGGTATAACCATTTTCTACGGATAAAAATGCGACTAAAAAAAGGTTTCGACCTAGCTGGCAAAAAGTTAATGATTGGCCTTCCCGCCTACGATCATAAAGTGGGTGTGAAGATGGCAATATCGTTGATGCAACTTGGTCAAAAGCTAATGGAGCATGGAATAGACGTACAGGTTAATAGCCTGTGCGGTTGTTCTGTTGTCTCCCGCGCACGAAACATTATCGCCCATCAGTTTTTAAAGTCCGACTGCGATCATCTAATGTTCATTGATGCGGACATGACCTTTGTGGCGGATGACATTATCCGGTTGATGTGCTGGAATCAGGAAAAAGCTATTGTTGCTGGTGCGTATGAGGCCCGTAAAGAGGGCAAGGTCTACATCGTATCCTTGGATGGTGGGTATGGTGTAAACGGGCCGCAGGGCAAAGTAACGATGGATGAAGCTGGTTTGGTCAGGGCGTACCGTGTAGCAACTGGCTTCATGATGATCCAGCGGCGCGTGTTTGAAGTATTGAAAACAGCCCACCCTGAGTGGGAGCATAAGGACACGAATACCGAAGAGCGGATGTACGCTTACTTTGACTTCAAATGCACCCCCGAAGGTTACATTGGTGAGGACTTCCTCTTCTGTGATCGTGCGCGGGAGCAGGGTTTGGACATCTGGCTTGACCCGACTATCAAACTAGGTCACATGGGTATCCACGAGTTCAAGAGCGACGGGAGCACAGATGTGCTGCACCCGTCCATGATGGGAGCACAGACACGGAGGACGGCAGCATGAGCGCGGCTTGGACGCGCAAGGAAGGCAAGAGCCCCAAGGGTGGTTTAAATGCCAAGGGCAGGGCTTCCTACAATGCTGCTAATCCCGGCAAACCCGGACTCAAAGCACCGCAACCAGAGGGCGGTAGCCGCAAAGACTCTTTCTGTGCGCGGATG